CACGCTAACAGAAAAGAAAATGTAATCTTTAGATGGGAAAGGAGATAGCAAAATGAAAACAGGATATATAGGGCAAGAATCTAAAACAGGAGAATTTAGTGGAAGGTTAACAAAGGAAAACAACGCAGTATTAGATATGTATTGTAAGGCAAATGGATTAAATAAAACAAGCCAATTAAATAAGATAGTTGGCAAATGGGCAGAAGAAATCTTAACAAAATTAAGAGAAAATTAGGAGGCTATAAGATGAATAGCGTAATACTTGAATAAACCTATTATATGTGATATAATTTTTTCGGAGGTGATAAAATGATTAAAAAGGAAACCCTTGAAAAGTTATATCTCGATGATGAAATGGCGATGCACGAAATTGCGGAAGTTTTAGATGTAAGCGTTGGCTCTGTTTATAATTACATAAAAAAATATGGAATACCAAGCAGACCCAAAATGACGGAAAAGACAAAAGACAAAATATCTGCAAAGTTAAAAGGCAAGCCATCGAAGATAAAAGGTCGGAAATTATCACAGGAAACAAAAAAGAAAATATCCGAATCGCATAAGGGCAAATATAATAACCCAAGTATATATGGGGGACATAAGAAAAAAAGAAGCGATGGATATATAAGCGTATATATGCCCGACCACCCTTATGCTTCAAAAGATGGCTATGTAATGGAACATATTTTGATTATGGAGAATTACATAGGGCGGTATATAACAAGGGAAGAGGTCGTGCATCACATAAATAAAATTCGTGATGATAACCGCATCGAAAATCTAAAACTTATGACATTTAAGGAACACGCTGGAATGCACTCAAAAGAAAGATGGGCAGAAAGAAAGGAGAAAAATAGAAATGGCGATTAATGTATGTGTATTAACTGGCAGATTAACCAAAGACCCAGAGGTAAGATATACAAGCGGAACACAGATGGCGGTGGCAACATTCACCATTGCCATCGACAGACCGACCAAACAGGGCGAGGAGAAAAAGACCGACTTCCCCAGAGTCACAGTATTTGGCAAGCAAGCAGAGAACTGTGAGAAATTTGTAAAAAAGGGTAGGCTGATAGGAGTCCAAGGCAGATTGCAGACGGGATCATATAAGGATAAGGATGACAAGACGGTATATACAACCGATGTTATAGCCGACAGAGTTGAGTTTCTAGAGTGGGGAGATTCTAAAAATACAAATCCTCAATTAGATGATAAAAACGGCTCACAGGCTAAAACAGAGCCTCAAAATGATATTTCAGAGCCACAGTTTGAAGCGATAGACTTTGACATACCATTTTAAGGAGGATTACGATGGAGTTATATCAGGAATTGCAACAGAAAACAAATCAGTTAGATTATAGCGTAAAACAGTTGAGAGAAAACGGCACTAATTACGCACAAGCAGAGAAAGATTACAAGATACTTTTAAGGCAAGAGTGTTTAAAACTGCGAGACGAAGGAATGGCTGTAGGAATGATAGACAAGACTTGTTATGGTATTCCATCAGTAGCAGAAGCAAGATTCCGCAGGGATGTAGCAGAAGCAGTTTACAAAGCGAATCAAGAGGCTATCAATACATTAAAGTTGCAGATGAGACTTATAGAATCGCAAATCAGTAGGGAGTGGGGAAGAAGTGAGTAAATCGTTACTTGGAAATAATAAAATATGTTTTATCTGTGGTACAACTTTCAATTTGCATAAACATCACATATTCGGAGGAGCAAACAGAGGAAAGTCAGAAAAAGATGGTTGCTGGTGCTACTTATGTGCCAGCGACCACAATATGAGCGACAGAGGAGTTCATTTCAACCGTACCGCTGATTTAAAACTTAAGCAGATATGTGAGAACGCATGGATAATTACTTACAACAAAACAGAAGACGATTTTATCAAAGAATATGGGAGGAGTTATTTATGACACAGCAAGAAAGAATACTAGATTACATTGCCACGTTCGGTAGCATTTCGCCTTTAGAAGCGTTCAAAGATTTAGGCTGTACCAGATTGGCGGCACAGATATTTGAACTTGAAAAGAAAGGGTATGAGTTCGACCATATACCACAAACAGGCACGAATAGATTCGGAGAAAAAACACGATTCACAAGATATTCATTTAAGTTTGAGGATTAAATATGAGCGTAGTTAGGATTAACAAAACAAAGGATTACACTGTGATGTCTAATCACCATTTCAAGAACAGAAAGTTGTCTTTGAAAGCAAAAGGGCTGTTGAGCCAGATGTTATCGTTACCAGATAATTGGGATTATACGATTGCTGGATTATGTGCCATTAACAAAGAGAATGAAACCGCTATTAAATCTGCTCTTGAAGAATTAAAAGATAATGGGTATTTAATTGTAAACAAACTTATGCCGAATGAAACTAAAAGCGGTAGGATAGAATATGTGTATGATATATATGAACAACCGATTGAAAAACAAGGCATAGAAAATCTACCCCTTGAAATTCAACCTGTAGAAAAACAAGGGCAATTAAATACTAAAGAATTAAAAACTAAAAAATTAAATACTAAAGATATAATAACTAACTATACAAATGATGTTGAATTGATTGAAGCGTTAGAAGGATTCAACGATATGAGGAAATCAATTAAAAAGCCTTTAACGGAAAGAGCGTGGAAAATCATATTCAGTAAATTAGATAGCATAGCAACCGATTCAAGCGGTAAAATTGCTGTTTTAAACCAGTCAATAGAGCATAGTTGGCAAAGCGTTTATCCGTTAAAAGAAAACAGTTTAAAACCGCAAATTAAAGGTGATGAAAGGTTAGGGTGGATAGATGACATTTGATGAGTTTAAAGTATTAGCCAAAGGTTTAAAGTGTGCTTATACTTCTCCGAATTTTTTACCAGACGAATATTCGGTAAAGACTTGGTACAAGTTTTTAGGAGACTTACCTTGCGATTTGGCTACGGCTTGCATTGAGAAATATATTGCCACAAACAAATACCCACCTACTATTGCAGACATCAGAGAAACAGTTGCAGAAATGATGGTAGGCACATCTGATTGGAGTGAGAGTTGGAAACAAGTTATGAGGTTCATATCATTGTACGGATTGCCCAACGAAGCCAAAGCGTACGAGGCGATGGATGAATCTACAAGAGAAGCGGTCAAAAGACTCGGTTGGAAGAATCTGTGTATGAGTCAAAACCAAATGGCAGACAGAGCAAATTACAGAATGGTCTATGAAGCGGTGGTAAATGAGAAAAAGCAGAATTTATCATTGCCTGATAATTTAAGGCTTAAATTATCAAATATTAAGATGTTAGGAGAATAATATGAAACAACCTTGCCAAAAGAATTGCCCAAATAGGAATGCAGAATGCCACACAAAATGCGAGAAATGGCTCGTGTACGAAAAAGCAAGAAATGCGGAATATGAGAGAATAGGCAAGGAGAAAAGTAAAGACCGAGTGCAGGACGAGATGGAGCGAGACCGTAAAAGAGATATTGCACTCGGTCGTATGAAAAAGAGAAGAAATAAGAACGCATTCTTGAGATATTAAAAAATATAAAAAATATAAAAAAAGATATTGAATTTATAAAATAAATCATTTATACTTAAGGTGCAAGTTAAAGGAAATCACTTCGAAAGGAGAAGCAAGATGGTTACAAAGAATGACGAGAGAAAAGCATTAGAACAGATTAAGAAGATTATTGAGAAGTTAGGAGATGATTCCTACATCGCAGTAGCATTTGAAGGGTGCTTCGATATTGCAGAAGAGAATATTGACAATGATTTTGCTTGTAGTATGGAGCAGAAATACAAACAGGAACACGAACAGGTAGTGGAGTTGCTTAAGAAAGTCAATGCATATTATGATGAGATTCAAGACCTTGAAAAGAGCAACGAAGGGCTATTGAAAGAAATTGATACTAAAGACCAGATGCTCGAACACGAAAGGAGCATGAAGAGAGAACTTAAGAAAGAACTTGATGGACAAGATAGACAGATTGAAAGCCTTGAATTGTTGATAGCAAGCCTTAATGAAGATATAGCCAAATCAAACGATGAGTTAATACATCTCAAGGCTAAAATGTACGATATGATATGCGGACGGTAGTAGTAAAGGATTACAGAGAATATGGGAGGGTGAAATATCTCTCCCAGCAAAACGATTTTGTTCACAGGAAGCACGATGGCACATCGGTGGTTGAAGTTATGCATATAGGAGATTACGGAGTGCTTCACAAGATATTCACAACAGAAAGGACGCTTGAAGAAAGCGGAGCGAGTTACAAAGCGATTTGAAAGGAGAAGTTATGATTGAAGAATCCAAAGTATTGAAAGAAGTAAAGTGGCTTGAGAAGCAAGTTGAGAGTACAAAGTACATTACCAAGAGTGGAATGTTGAGACTTGTACAGGAGTTTAAGGAAAGGCTTGAGAGCGAACCAGAAGAGTTTGAAATACCAGTTTTTTTAAGGAGGGATTGAAATGAGCGTTAGTAAATACAGATGGACAGAAGAATGCGATACACACATTTGTGTAGGAGATTGCGATTTATGCGATTATGAAGATGAAACATACACAGTAGAAGAGCCAACTATAAGTTATAAAGGAGAATAAAAATGGGATATGAAAGTCGTTTTTATATTGTGGAACCGCATCATTATTCGTCTCTTATGGAAAACGGAAAATATTACGCAACCATCCTAGCGATGTTTAATATGGGAAAGATGGGTTTTGAGCAAATTATGGATACTAGATAAGGAGGAACAGAATGACCGAAATACAAACCATTATTAATATATGGAAAGAAAGTCATAAAAACGTTAATGTTTG